CTCCGATGGTAGTAACTTCTGTTAAGAAGAATACTGGTACGGTAGCAAGTCCTACATGGACAGCACAAACTGCTGGAACAGCAGCAACTTCACCAATTACAATTCCAGTTCCAACAGATAACTCTGTTGACTCACTAGATGTAGTTGAGTTCGTAGTAACAGTTGACACAGGTACATCAGTAACTGTTTCAGCAACTAACGCAGTAGTTGTATCAGCATTTGCTACATCTACAGCACCAGTAACAGCATCTTCAGGTTCAGCAACATGGACACAAAATGTTGGTACAGGTACAACTTCAACGTTTTATGTATATACTAAAACGACAGCAGTAAGCTCTGTATCTATTACAAATCAGGGCACAACTGTAACATACTTCCTACAGGGTACATCTACATTGATCGATAAGATTGCCGTAACTGGCGTAGATTCTGCTCCAGCAGGAACATCTGTAACAGTAACAGCAACAGCACAAGACGTATTCGGAAATAAAATTTCTGGAAAGACTCTTAATGCAATTGCTAACGGTGCAACTCTTGATACAGTAACTGTAACAACAGGAGCAACCCTTACAAACTTTGGATCAGCAGACGTTAAGTTTGTTGCCCCAGCGACAGGCCCAGTAACAATTGTTTTCTATGCTGCATCAGCAGACATGGCAGCAGCGGTTACAGGATTCAGCACACCATCTGCATCATCTGTAAAGATCATTGCAGTTCGTGATTTGGCTGGAGACCTAGCAGCACTAACAACACAACTTGCAGCAGCAAATGCTGCTAAGGCAACAGCAGAAGCAGCACTAGCAGCAGAGAAGACAGCCCTTGCAACAGTAAAGGCAGAACTTGATGCTCTTAAGGCTAAGGCTATTGTTGACAAGGCAGCAGCAGACCTTGCTCGTGCAACATATGTTGCAGAGTACAATGCTCTTGCTAAAAAGTGGAATGCTAAGTTCCCTAAGCTTAAGGTAACACTTAAGAAGTAGTATCAATTATGTTCGTGGGGCAGGGGAGACCTTGCCCCATTGACATATAAATGATAGAATAAGATATGGCACAGGATGAGATCTACGAATTAGAAGGATACTTTCAAAGAAAGTACACCAAATCAATAATAGATCAAATAAATAATTTTGAGTTCCCAGAAGAGTGGACTCCTAAACAAGTGGTAGATTATATTACTTATAAAATAGATAGGAAATAGATGTTCGAGAAATTAAAACTATGGTTATTCCCAGCAGAGGTTAAAGGATTTAATTACAATGCTGCGGATAAAGACGGGGATAGCCTTGTTCAAGAAGGCACCCGATTTGAAAGAAAGGTGACTGTTGTGAAGAAAACAGCAAAGAAGCCAGCCGCAAAAAAGAAGGTAGTGAAGAAGACAGCACCAGCTAAGAAAACAGCTCCTGCTAAGAAGACTGCCCCTAAAAAGACTACTAAAAAGAAATAATGACTCTAGAAGAATCTTGTGAAATGGCGGGTTGTAGTAACCCTGCAACCCGCCTAACTTCAACAGAAACCAAATATATTACTATTTGCGAAGACTGTTGGCATCAGATATACAAAAACTGATAAATGCTATAATAGGTATATAGATGGCATTCTAGACCCATCTAAATACAAACCTATAGGAGAACAAAATGGCAGACGGAAAAGATTTAAACGGATTTACATCACCAAAGGTGAATGATGCATCAGTATGGAACGGCGTACAGTATGCTGCAGATCCAGCATCAGCTTTCCCAGCAACAGACAAGTCATCACAAGATGGCTCAGGTCTTGGCAACGGTGGTAAGTAATAGTGTGCATTGAATGTGGATGTGAAGCATTCGGAAGCGAAACTGGAATTAATAATATTCCAGGAGGCATATTGAATGTTGCACGAGATGGAGAAGCAGGTCTTACATTAAATATGACAGCAACTCCAGAACAAAGAGAAAGATTTATTAATGAATAATGGAACAGGAATGGATACTCCTCCAAACAACACACCGTCAGGTGCTGTAACTTCACAAGAAGCAACGAGAAAGAATCCATCTCAAGGCAAGTTTAAATCTGGTTTTAGTGGTCCACGACCAGCAACTAAAATTGACACAAATAAACATGGTATTCGTAGAGAAACCATACTTGGACAGAAGAAAACAAAGCCTAAGAAAGTATAAATAATATTCCCCGCCAAGCCCTACCAAGGGCTGGTGGGGATCTTTATTGGAGTAATATGTGTAAAGAGTGCGGGAACTGTGATAAAGAACACAGCAGAACAATAGATGATTCTATTGACAAAACCCTGGATTCTCCTATATAATTAGGGAAAGAGAAAGAGGCGGCATGTTAGAAGTATTTTTTGTAGTACTCTCATTTGCTATTGGCAGATGGATGGGAATAGAGCAATCTAAAGATCAAGTTCATGAGGAACGAGATAATTTTAAGTCATTATGGTTAGATGCTGAAGATAAAGCAGAAACATGGAAGCGCAGGTACAACAATCTAGCTTCAACTACACAATCATCATTTGAGGAATAAACTTGACTCAGTATAAAGTATTTGAAAATTCAATTACTCTTGTAGTAAAAACAAAAAGGCCAGAAAAGTGGCTACTTGTAGATAGAGAAACTGGACAAGTTTATCAGGGAAATCCTAATGGGTATTGGGATAGATTAGATCCTTACATTAAGGAAAATAATGAATAAAAAAACAATCACAGTTGTTTCTCTTGGATTAGCGCTTGCAGCAATTGCATATGTTACATATAGCAGCCTCAGTCAACTAAAAGATATTGATTACGATACGTTTGACGAAGAGTCAGAAGACGAAGACTTCTAATGTCTATTCATTTAACTAGAATCTATACAAAGACTGGTGATGATGGTGGAACATCATTAGCCAACAATGTCCGTACAAGCAAGATTAGTCCTATAATTCAAGCTATAGGTTCAGTAGATGAAGCCAACTCTGCAATAGGAATGGCTACGGAATACTACAACGACATAATTGAAAGAATTCAGAATGACCTATTTGATCTTGGAGCAGACTTGGCTGGATCAAAATCAATGAGTATATCACAAGATAGAGTAACATATCTAGAGAATGTTATAGATGATTATAATGAACACCTAGAGCCTTTAAATTCATTTGTGCTTCCTACGGGGTCTCTACATAATGCTAGAACTATTGTTAGACGGGCTGAAAGAGATGTTTGGATGGCGATAGAGATACATGAACACAATGATGACTTTAAGATTAATCGCAACATCCCAGTTTACCTAAATAGATTATCTGACCTATTGTTTGTTATGGCACGATACCACAACAAAGATAAAGAGAAACTCTGGGTTCCAAAGCATGAAAAGTAAAATTGTTTTATCATTGATTATAATTGCAGGAGCATTAGGATTTACTAGCCTCTCTAATGATTCAGAATGTATAAATGTTTATGTTGATTATGCATCTTTAAATAAAGATAAAAAAGTAATTAGCTGTATCCCAGCAGACAAAGCTTACGCTATAGATATATTAAGGGACGGCGGAATAAATGTAGAAGGCACAGATAGGTACGGCCTTGACGTAGTATGCCGTGTAGAAGGTCTTCCAGGCCCTGAGATAGAAGATTGTAAAAATATGCCAGCAGAGAATGCTTACTGGGCTATAATAGTAAAAGAAAAGTTTAGTTTAATTAACTTATTCCCACGATGGGGATGGGCGCAACTAGGAGTATCCGATCTTGAATTAAATGCAGGAGACTCTCTTGGCCTAGTCTTTGTCAAGGACGGAGAACTGAGATGGCCAGATTAGATATATTAGAAGAGATTGAAAGAAAAGCGGACGGGTATTCATTAGTAAATATATTCGCCAATATCTGTTTACAACTCGTAGGTGTATATGCTACCATAGAGATAACTACATACATATGGAGACAATTCACTGGTCATTAGACCACATAGTGAAAGCGAAAAGTGCGGCGAGAAAGAGAGACCTCATGACTTTAGATCGAGATCGATCAATGCGTCTTAAATTAGCTATAGAAGAGATGCTAAAAGATATTGATATGAGCGGGGAAGAATGGAATGATCGTGATAAAGACGGCGTTGCATATTGGGAAAAGTGGGATAAATGATTAAGGCCATAGCGTGTAGGATTAAAGGTCATATCCTGCAGATGGCAGGAACTTGCCCATTTACTGGCTCAACCTATCAATATTGTGAAAGATGTAACGCTATGATTCCTATTCAGAAAGCGGTGGAGTAATGATAGATAAACTTATTAGTATCTTATTTAAATGGACTGGGTTTAGAGAGGCCCTATTTGCAGAGGTGAATATGTATAACTCATTGACTAGAATTATGAAAGATCCAGAATCTATGGAGATTGCATCAGCATTCTGGGAAGAACCAGATGGCTGGAAAGGCTGGACAGTCGAAGAAAATAAATATTACTTTAATGATATTCCAGAACATGACCTCATGGGTGTAATGGAGTCACTTGAAGAAATGACTAATGCGTGAAGCCATTTCTCATCCTTATGCTAGGCCTATTTATATTTCTTAATTACATGGCTTGGCTTCAACAGCAGACTATGACTAATGGCTAGAGACCACTTCAATAAGCTGTGGTCAACTATCCTGTCCAATGGTGTACGCCAGGATTCTGAGGGAAACTGGACAGTAATCAATTCTTCCACGAATAAGAGAAGAATGGAGAAGACTGGTTCCTCAGTAGGTGGAGCCTCTGGCCCATCCTCTCAGGAATGGATTCCTGCTAAAATATATGTTACCCCAGAAGATCTGGCGGAGATCTGGGAGAAACAGGGCGGGAAGTGTTATTGGTTTAACATACCTCTAGATATAACACTATTATATAAAGACCATAAAGATTGGATGCCTAAACATCCATTAGCTCCATCCATTGATAAGATCGATGTAAATGGAGACTATACAAAAGAGAATATAGTTATCTGCACAAGGTTTGCTAACTTTGGTAGAAATGTATGTGAGTTCGACAAATTTCATGACATAGTAGAGATACTACTAGGAAAGCAGTCGACTAAGAATATAGTTCAATTATCATTATTTAATTAAGGAGAATAACATGTTATACCATAAGCACCTATTAGTAAACGCTAAAGTGAAATCGCCGATGAAAGAAGAGTCCGCAGCAATTGCCTTCTTGCAGGATTTAGTCGATAAGATCGACATGAAGATTATTAAAGGCCCATTCGCTGCCTATGTAGATAAGGACGGCAATAAGGGCTTAACAGCTATCGTAATGATAGAAACTAGCCATATAGCCTTTCATATCTGGGATGAGGTAGATCCAGGGCTAATCCAATTTGATCTCTATACTTGTGGTCAACTAGAATTAGATAGAGTTATATCTTTATTCAAAGAGACATTTGATGTAGTCAATATGGATTATGTTCTATTCGATAGAGAGCATGGATTTAAAGTCGAGGCGGAAGGAAGTCTGTGATGGGATTCCTAGATAACCTAGAACTATATATAGACTTCCAAGAGGATATAGACAAAGATCCAGAACTTCAGTCAGGATACTCTACAGGCAAATGGTCAGATGAGGATGATTCACATCCTGTGATTACTCCTGTATTTGGACCAAATAGGTAGATAGCTCTTTATTCCCCCCTCCATCTAACATGCCTCTAATGGCCTTCTAGAGCCTTATTTGGCATATTCTAGAGCACATCTTAGGAAAAATATACTACTAATTCACTACTAATTATTACTATTTAATTAGATAGATATTATATGTGTAATGGGACAAGCCCTCCATTTTGCTCCATCGTAATCCATTTTGCTCCACATATGCATATTGATCCATATCTGTCAATAGCAGCATATATAATTCAT